CCCAGCTTTATACAGCGCCATTGCCTCGCGGCCCTGTTGCACGTCCTTGAGGATGCGGCCCTTGACGTATAGACCCCGCTCGTTTTCCTCAACTACATCCCAAACGCCGATTGGCTTTGCCATATCGTGTTGCCACAGCATTTTTACCTTGCGCTGCCCCAGTGTTTTGGCAAACGCCCCGCGCTCAATAACGTCCATGCCGTTATCCACAACGTCAAAAACAGACGCATAGCCCTCAATCGTGCCATCCTCGTCCGGCTCTTTCTTGAGTTCCAGCGGGAATGCGTGGTGCTTCATGTCCATAAACGGGGCTTTCAGTTTGCAACTTTGCAAAGCTATAGCAGGTTTTTGCAAAGTTGCAAAGTGTTGTTGTGCTATCAATCATCCAGCCCAATAACTTGATGCCCGATAGCACATCGGCAGTTTATGGATGCGCCCGGCGGCAAGTTGGGATCGCCGGGAAACATCGCAGGAATAGTACCCCCGCCCGCGTCCGGCATTTGAAACGCTTGATCCATCTCCACAATATCGCCGTTCATAGAGGCATGGCCAAAGCTATCTTCAGGCACGCGGCGTGTCCGATCATCGGAAACGCTTATCCACTCCTTGCGCAGCTTTAGGCCAGTTGATCTTGCCGCCTGATCTGCACCAAAGTTAGCCGCGCCGTGGGTTTCCGTCCTCGCAATAAGCGCGCCCCGCATACGCGATATTGACGGGATGCGCTTATTTATACTGCGCGCAATCTCGGCAGTGCCCAGCCCTTCGGACTGCCCGGCGCTAACTTGCCTGACAATCTGGGATCGTGTGGTTTCCGTGATTGACGTGATCCGCCTGCGGATGGCCTCGCCAGTGATGTACTCTTGCGCGATGCGGCGAAAGAAGTCAGCGAAGGATTTGACCTCGAGCACAAGCCCCATTGCCTTGCCCCGATCAACAATGCGCCCACCAAAAGCCTCGACCGACGCCGTGGCCATGTCCAGATAAAGCGCCTCAATCGTGCGCGCGTGGTCATAGTCCACATTTGGCGCGCCGCCTGTGCGCTCAAACTGTTCGACCATAACCCTAGACGCGCGCTCTATTTCGCGCCGCAGTGACGGTGCAAACTTGCGCTCAATGGCAGACAAGAGCCGCGCCTGTCGCACGCGCTCCCGCGCGGGGTTGTCTACCAAGTATCTCACTTGATTGCCACAACCTTGCCCGTCTCATAGCCTGCAATCATGCGTAGCGCCTTTTGGTCAACAGCGTCAATCGGGCCAGCCGCGTCAAACTCCATGCCAAGGGGTATTTCACCCATGCCAATATAGACCACATCGCCGCCCTCAACCGTATCGTAGCCCATTGCCTCCCGCTTTTCGTTGATCGTCAGAACCTTGCTGTCTTGCAGTGACTTCCACTTCACAGCGCGCTTATCCGCGATGGCGGGGATCTCGTCTAGGTCCGCCTTGATCGTCACGCCCTGAGCATCGGCAAGCCAGCGCTGCCAGTCTCCCACGCAACGCAATAGCAGCGGGATAACCGTATCCTCCCAAAACGCCAGCCGCGCCTCGGAGTAGTTCGCATAGGTGTTATCGCCGGGAATGCCGATTAACATTGGAGGAACCCCGAACGCCAAGCAAATATCACGCGCCGCGCTGTTCTTTGTTTCGATCATCTCAAGATCAGCAGGGGACATACCCATGGGCTTCCAGTCCAGACCGCCCTCCAGCAACATCGGACGGCCTGCGTTTTTCGCGCCTTGATGATTGTCTTGCAATTCGTTTTTTAGCCTATTGAACGCATCATCTCCAAGCGTCTGCCCGTCCTTGACTACCAGCGCACCAGATGGCCGCGCGCTGTTCTGCAAGAGCGCTTGCAGGTAGCCCATGGAGGCGTTGTGAACGTCGATTGCATATGCGCCCGCCTCAATCGGGGCCTGCCCGTACCAGTCGCTTAGCGGGTTGAACAGCCGCGTATGCCAGACCGGCACAATACCAGCCGACATATCAACATCCCACTTGGTTTTGCGCCCGCCCACGCTATATTCAAACGCCTGCACCTCGCCATCCGCGCCGGGTATCACCTTCATGCGGTCAGGTCGTAGGGCGTATAGCTCGCGCACATCGCGGCCGGATGCAGTTACGCCCTCTTCATAGCTGTTGCCGCTGATAAGCAGATAGCCGATTTTGCTTTCAACGTACTCAGCATAGTTCTGTGACGGGTTTGGGTTTGCCAGTAGTTTGCGCAACGGGGTTTCGGTCAGTTCGGTTTCGCCCTTAAAAAACGTAAGCGGCACGGATGCCACGGCTTCCGAAATTGAGGATATGCACCGATTAGCCACCACGTTTTTCTGATAGCCCTCCTCTGCAAATTTTGCATAGTCGCGGGTTGTCCAGACGGGTTGGCCCGGAGACATAACAACAGACCCGCCAACCGCGCTTTCCTTAACCTCTGTCGGGATCTTCCCGCGCGTGATGTCATAACCGAATAACCGCATTTATAGCGTCCTTATGCTTGGGCGTGCTTTGTAACCAGCGCCGCAAATGTCTGCAACCGCGTCCATCATTGGGTCTAGTGTATCATCATGCGCGCCCTTTGGGAATGCCTTGGCTTCCGCAAGCATGTCGGACAGGTGCGGCAAGTCTGCAATCAAGATTACGTTGCCGTTTTCGATATATGGCGCGGCGTCGTGTGACCGTGTGAGCTTGTCAATGTTTCGCTGCACTGCAATGACAGGGATGCCTTCACGCTTGAGGGTCTGGATTAGCCCCGTGCCGCTTGCCTTGTCCTCAACCTTCATGTGTCGCAACGTGCCGCGCCCCTGCACCGCCTTGTGCTTGTTCCAAAACGCGCGCGCCTGCACTAGCAATTCTGGCGCTTCCCACTTGCCCCTGATCATATCAAGGCACACTGCCTGCCCGGTCATCGTTTCCCCCCAGCACTGAAATACTGAATAGTCGTTTGCCTCTTTGGTTTTTAGCGCCGTATCAGCGTATATTCCGCGCCATTTGGTCATTGGATCCGCGCTGAAGTATTGCCACCATTCGTTCTTAAATACACCTCCGCCCGCGGGGCTTGGCCGTTGCTGCATTTGCCCAGACCATGCGTAAGAGCCTAGCGCCTTCTTGTCGCGGTCAATAACGTCTTGCGGAAACCTATCCTCAAATAACAGTTCGCCATCGTTGGTGCGTGGGTCAGTCCATCCGATTGACGTGGTGCATCGACGCGACGGCTCAAACTCCATAGGCAAGCACAGATGCTCATAACCAAGATCGCTTGCAATGATGTGACCGCTTGGGTCCGCCTCGTGTAGCCGCTGCATCACGACAATGATTGCGCTGGTCTTTGGGTTATTCAGGCGCGTGGGTACTGTCTCGGATAGAACCCGTATGGCGGTATCTCGAGCCGCTTGGCTGTGTGCCTTCTCTGGCGATAGCGGGTCATCCCAAGCAATCGTATGGCCTCGACGGCCTGTCATGCTGGCAACGGCGCATGCCTGCCGGAAGCCTCGGTCCTCATTCTCAAAATATAGCTTTTCGTTCTGATCCCCAGTGAATTTAATTGGCCATAGGCTTTGATACCACTCGGACCTAATCAATTCACGCATCATCCTGTTGTCTCGGACTGCCAGCCCCTGCTCGTGAGCCGCGCCGATGTACCGATGCTCAGGATTCCCAGCCGGACCCCATAGCCAAGCAGGATACATGATGCCGATCAACGTTGATTTTGAGGTTCCCGGCGGAATGTTGACCAGCATGCGCGTAATCTCACCACGATGCACTGACTCCAGATGTTCACAAATGGCGTCTACGTGCCAGTTGTGCAGATATGTATCTGGAATGATATGCGGCCAAGCGCGCTTGACAAAGTACGCCATTGATCGAGCGCACAGAATGCGCTCGGCTTGCTTTACGTCTTCATGGGTCAGGCTTACCATCGAACGCCCTTACAATGGCCTCCAGAGCGTCAGTTGGCAGTTTAGACATATCGGGCTTTGGCGTCATGCTGCCGTCGCTGCTTGTCATGTCGACAGATTGCACCGCAGTGCCTAGCCCCCGATCCTCAGCGTCCTTAAGCAGCTTCAACACACCGGCCTCAATAAACTGCAAAGACGCAGTGTCGCCAGCCTCTGTGGCCTCGATAACAGCATCAAGCAATCGCCCTCGAACCAGAGTTGC